GGTGGACGCGCCGGCCGCGTTCGTGACCACGATGTTCGCCGCGCCCGCCGTACCGGCGGGCATGATCGCGACAATGAGCGAATCGGATACGACAACCCAGGAGGTGGCGTTGGTCGCACCGAACTTCACGCCCGTAGTGGCGATCGTTCCGGTGAAGCCGTTGCCGGTGATCTGTACCTGACCGCCAACAGCCACACCGGACGGGGTAGCCGTGGCCACTACAGGGACAGCAGTCGCCGTGTACGGGGAGGTGATCGGCGCCAAGACACCGTCACCCGTGCCCGTGATGGTGACCTCTTCCAGGTCGGCGATGCCGGTCTTGGACTGCTGCCAGTCCACCAGGGCACGGCCCGAATAGGCTTCCGGTACACCGGTCCGGTCGTACCAGCGCAGATACAGGCGGGCATTGTCGCCGAACTGGAACCTGGTCGTGCGGATCAGTTCCTGGCCCGGATCGAACACGCCCGCGTTGGTCTTGCGGTTGGCTTTGACCACGACCTTCCAGCCGGTCATCGTCTTTTCCTTGGCTTCGAACCCGTTGGTGTCGTAGTCGTCGGCCGGGACAATGGTCGCGTTTTCGTTGGGGGACAGGTCGGTGATGCCGGCGACGTTTAGCCAGGTGCTGTTGTCGGCGCTCACCTGGAACTTGAAACGGCGTGCGAGAGCTGTGGACATTGGTTGCCTCCTGCGGGGCTTTTTGTGGGCATGAAAAAGCCCCGCAGAGGTCTACGGGGCTAGAAGGGGTGGAGCGTATTCAGTTATGGGTCATGCGGTCTAGTGGCGGTTGTTGAACTCCGGGCAGTACGTGGCCGTGGATGCGCCGATCAGGTAGCCTGCGTCCCCAGCGCTGATCGTCGCGTTCTGGGCCATGATGTAGGCGACTTCCCCGGCGAACGTCGTCCCGGCCTTGTACGCGTCGCATACGCTGTGGCCGATGCGGATCCCGGCCTCGTCGGTGCCACCGTGGAACCGTTCCCGGTACTGGGTGAGGTAGATGCTGTCCAGGTCAGGTGCCGGTGGTGCGGCCTGTGTGGCGCAGCCGGTGAGCAGCAGTAAAGCGGCGATCCCCCAAAAATGTTTCATAGGGGGATCGTACCGGGAGCCAATGACGATTAATAGCCGGCGTCGGGGCGTGCCGTGGTGCCGGGTGTGTCGAGGTCGAGGGTGAACAGTTCCACATGCTCGAACCGTTTGTTAGCGTCCTGGACCAGGGGGACACTGTTCTGGTGGAGTACCTGGACGATGTTTGCCGTGCCGAGCGGTTGCCCGGTCAGGCCTTGGAGGAAGTCGCGGACGGCGGCGGCCGTGTCGGTTGCGTCGAACACGTCTCCGGCCCGGCCGCGGATGTGGGCTTCGAGGATCCCACGTTCCATGGGGACCATGACGCCGAGGGTGAGGGGCGTGTAGTTGAGGACGATGCACGCGTCCGGGGATTGTGGCCATCCGCCGAACACGATGGCCCGGTCCGTTGCCGCGTATATGCCGGTTGGTTTGTACACGCCAATGGACGAGTCGGACAGCATTTGCGCCAACCCGGTCAGGACGTCCTTGACGTAGCTCATGTGGCCCCTACTCTATGACTTCTCGGAGCTCGCTGGCGAGGATCTCAATGACCTTGGGCGCTTCGGAGAGGATGGTCGATGTCAGGTACAGCCGCTGGCCGACCTCATGCCGCAGGATTTCGTACTCCTGGTAGCGGGCGTAGGGCCCGGGGTAGGTCACTTCGGCGCCGTCCGGTGAGGACGTCGTGGCCGCCTCTTCTCGCAGATTGCCGGTCTCCAGCGGGGTCCGATTCACGGCGACTTCGCGGACATGCTCCATGGCCTTGAATGATGCAGCAGGAATCGCGGCAATGACGGCGTCCGTGATCTGGTCCAGGTGCACGCTGAACGTCTCACCCATGGCTTATCCACGCGGGATCATAGTCCGGGTGGTCAGCGTAGACGGCGGCGAGTGCGTAGACTATTGCGTCGCCGGTCCAGGGTTCGCTTCTGCTCACCGTGCCCTGCCATTCGTAATCGTCATACTCTTTTTCAGCCTCAGTGGCGTTTTGTGCCTGTTCGATGATCGCCCGCTTGGCCTTGCACTCAGCAAGAACGCGGGCGGGGGACCACGCTGTGATGTGGGGTCCCCCAGCACCCAGCCGGGGGGCAAGGCCGTCGCCCGGCTGCCCGATCCAGTCAACCTGCCCGACAGCGGCCCAGGACTTTGCTTCGTAAGCGAGTGCTTCATCCTCACCGATGCGGGCTTCCAGGAACTCCACAATGGTCATGCGCTCATCCTCTCACTGGTCGTCACTACCTCAGGTAGATCGCAGAGTGCTCCGGCAGGTCCAAGCCGGGGGCGTCATTGACGTTCTGGGAGATCACGTACGCGACACGCACCGGATACGACGACGGGCTCAGATCCCCCGGGAACGTCGCCGGCCCGGGAAGTACCGTGCCGGGGGACGCAGCTTTGACCCTGCTATCAGGGGTGAACTGTGCCCCGTCAGCCGCCGAACAGTAGAACGTTGACGAGGACACGACCTGCTGGCCGGCGGCATCCCGAACCAGCTGGATCTTGCCCTCCAGGAAGCCCTCCACGGTCACGGGCACCGCATACACGTCACCCATCGCCCCAGTGCCTTGGAAGGACTCGACGTCGATGCTGTGTACGAAGAACTCTTCAATCCCGCTCACCCGTACATCCAGACGTTGGAGGCGAGGAGGTTGTTCTGGGAGAGTTTCGCCATGGCTTCGGGGACGAGCTCCGTCACGGCGGCGGTCTTCGCTGCCGCTGCTTGTGCGGCGTCGGCGTAGGTGAGTCGTGCGGAGCCGATGGCTTTCTGGGAGACGACGGTGGAGACGGCCACCCCGCCGGTGAGCGGGTTGACGCCGAGGGCCGCCCACGCCGCCGCCTGGATGCAGGTCGCGTCGTTGAGTACCTTGGCGACGACGGGGTCTGTGGCCAGCCCTGTCACAGCATCGACGGCGTAGTAGGCGCCCTTCGTGGCCGCAAGGACAAGGGAGGTTGCGGAGCGCAGCAGCGGGACGGCGTTGGCCGGGGCTGTGGTGCCGGTCCATGCTGCGAGGTCATCCGGGGCTGCGAGGGCGTCAGGGACGACGAAGTTGCCGAACAAGCCAGCCATGCGGGCCTCCTAAAGGTGTGTGGGGTGTGGGCGGCGCCCGAAGACGCCGCCCACGGTGGTGTTACTCGGTCGGCGGGTCAGCCGGGGGTGCAGGATCGGTAGGCGGATCAGCGGGCGGATCGGTAGGCGGATCAGCGGGCGGATCAGCGGGCGGGTCGGTCGGCGGTTCCTGGCCGGCGCCGAAACGCTCGATCAGGTCCGTCTTCGTCAACGCCTCAGCATCATCCGGCTTCAAACCCTGGACAACAGCCCAACCCACCCACTCAGCCTTCACCGCGTTCACCGCGGGCCTCGACTCAGGGAGGGCAGGGACACCATCAGGACGGTCACCCTCCACGTAGGGGGTGCCGTCAGGCTGGACCCTTCGCAGATAGCCTTTGGCGAGTTTGTCGGCGATCGTCTCGTGCAAGGGCAGGGACATCTCAAAGACGCCCCCACCCTCGCCGAGGATGTGAACCGTCGCAGGCTGTGAGGCCTGCTCCTCTGGCTCCTCAGCCATCAGCGGCGGTTCACCTTGAACGCCGTCACCGTGCCGGTGAACGTCGCCTGCAGGTCCAGGCTGACGGAGCCGTCATTCTGGAGGAAGCGGGCAGACTCGGACGGGGTGATGAACACGGTAGCGCCAGCGCCAACGGACACGGTCAGGTCGCCCTGGCCGGATGCGTTGGCGAGCGGCTGGGCGCCTGCACGCAGGATCGCGTTCAGGGCGCCGGCCGTGGTGTTCTTCACCCGGAGAGCGAGGACCTCGGGCCGGACACCGGTGATGGTGTGCCCGTTGGTGGCGTCGGCGGTGGTGCCTGCCGGGTCCGCCACGGAAGTGGCGGTCGTCAGGTCAGTAACGGTTACAGCGGTGCGTGCCATGATTGGTTACCTTTCCTATCAGGCGGTGACGGTGACCAGCGCGGAGGCCAGCACGTCGGGGCGGGTGAGCTTGGCACCGTACAGTGCCAGGCCCTTGACGGCGTCCGAGAACGAGTTCTGCGGCCGGTAGGCCTCGGTCTTGTTGATCTGCTCAGCGAACGTCAGGCCGGAGTTGACGCCGGCGATGGTGACGAACTCGCTGCCCGAGGTGTTCGGGGCGTTGTTCGTCTCGACGATGTCGAAGCCGGCGGCGCGTCCGACGATGCCGGAACGGAGGCCCGCTTCGGAACCGGACTCGTTGACCTTGATGAAACGGGAGTCCCGCAGGAGGCAGCCGTACAGGTCCGGGGTGACGGCGACGGTGCGGCCCTGGGTGGGGACGTTAGCCTTCGTCAGCCGGGTGCGAAGCGGCACGAGGACGTTGTCGTAGGCCTGGTTCGGGGTGGCCATGCTGACCGAGATCGAACCGAGCTGGTTCGCGGTCTGGATGGCGGTGTAGAAGGACGCCAGGTACTGGTCCACGGTGTCCGCGAGGGCGAACCCTGCCTCGTCCATGGCCTGGGGGATGACGTTGCCCTTGGCCTGGCGTGCGTCGACGTCGTCGACCATGAACGCGAAGAACTTGGACTGGTCCACAACGAGGGTCCGCTGGGAGTCGTTGACCTGCTCCGGGGTGATGACAGTGGAGTTGGGGTTGTAGGTGCTGACCGTGGGGCGGCCGATGGAGGTGATGCGGACCGCGTCGCCGGCCTCGCTGATTTCACCCTCATAGTCGCGGTTGATGAACGCGCCGTAGACGAGGGATTTGCGGAGCGCGACGAGGAGTTTCGCGCTCCAAATCTCCGGGCGGAAGTTCTGAATGGACATGGTGTGCCTTTCGGTTATCCGAGCAGGTTCTTCAGGAGGCCTTTGTCGAAGGCCGCGCTGATCTGTTCGGGTGTCATGGTTTTGAGCTGCTGCTCAGTGATTTGGCCTTGCTCGCCGGTCCCGCCGGTCTGCTCGATGCCGCTCGCGCCAGCCGCCCGGGCCG